AAGCAGGCAGCAGCGACCCAGCTCTTTACCCGCTGTTTTGCGTACGTTCTTCGGTGCAGTTTCAATCGCATACCGCGCTAGCGCCTGGACGGCCAATTGCTCATCTGTCCTACTAATGCCAGCCTTTCCGAAGAAAGCAGCCAGGCCGAAGCGCGCACGGCTGCTGGTGGTACCGATGGCCGCCATAACATCTGTTCCGGTCAGGCGATTTGGTGATGTGCTTTTCACGTCGTCGCTGATGTGCATACCCTGAGAGCTGAAATGTTTTAAGGATGCTTCGAGTTTCATGCTTTCAGTAACCCCTCTTGTTTCCATATAGCCAAAGTTCTGAGCACGCCTTCGGCATGCATCAGGCGCAGTTCGTCGCGGGTGTAATTGTTGGTTTTAACTCTGCCATCGATGAGATCGTGGCAAGCACTGCAGGCTATAGCGCCCTGTGTATCGTCCGGCTTGCATCCAGTTCCGCAGGTACCCGCCAGGCGGTAATGCGCCAGTACGCTGGTTTCAGGATTGCCATTGCAATACCCGGGGATCCGTACTGTGCATTCGCGGCCTCGGGCCGCTTTACGTAGGTTCGCCATACTCACCCCCACATCCTGTTGCGCCAGCGAGAGTCTGCCCGCGGCGGATTTTTGTCCTCCACCAGCTGCACGCTGACAGTCCATGTCATAAAGTCAGGGTTTAAGCTTCGTTCGACCTTTACGCCTCGCTGACGATATCTCGCCACCAATTCTTCGGCCTGCTGCGTTGTGCATTCCTGATGGTGAAACCATGAGCGTTTCATCGGCATCACCCCGCGAAGCTTAAAAGCTGGTTGGCGGCGTTCTCAGCTTCCTGCAGGCTGTTGAACGAACGAGAGAGGATCCACCGCCAGAGAACATCGAGGGATGCTTTGTACAATTCCTGGAATTCGCATTCGTCCATGCTGGCGAAAGAAATGCTGCGAGGGTGTTTTTTCAGTGTGCCGTCCGGCAGCTGTATGGCGTCATAGTGGCCGGCTTCAACGATGACCCACGCCCGGTAAGCATCGAAAGATTTGCAAATACTGATATAGCCTGATCGCTTCTCGGCTATTCGGTCGAGATATTGCCCGGCGGCATCAAGCAACGCCGATTCACTCCCGCCATATGCAGCAAGGTATTTGGCGTAACCTGTGATAAGTTTGCGCTCGTTAGACGAGATCGTCCCGCCGGTAGGTTCCCAATATTCAAAACCGAGATTGAGTAAAGCAAAGTAACGGCGGTGAAACGCCGGATTGCGGATAAGCTTAAAGTCGGCCTCCAGAACGGCGCCGAGCTTGCATTTTGATTGCAAGAAATTGCTGGTCTCCTGCGTGGCAGGGATCAGTAAACCTTGTGACTGCTTTATTAAGTGCAATTGCGCCATGGTTTCTCTCCGTGGCGCAGTAGGTCAACGGTTGTTCAGGCCGTTGATTTGATATTATCAGAAGGCGGGATAACCCGGTAGCCGAGGCGATGCAGAAAACTGGTCATTGCGTTGAGATTAAATACTCCCTCGTCCTCAAGCAGTGGTCGCATAGAAGTAACACCATTTGCCGTGTATACCAGAACCCGGCCTGCTGCCCTGATGCTGCCAACAACTTCACCTGTAGAACGTTTAACCAGATCGTAGTACTCATTACTCTCATTGCGCATCCCTACCTCCCGGAAGCAAAACCATATACTGTGTTTTTATACAGTATAAATTAATGTTAAATCACTTACATGTGAAAATTTCACGGTAGCGGAAGATATGATGGCAGATGAAGATCGTCCTACAAGCCCCTATTTTCAAAGGAGATAATCAAAATCGAAACTTTAGTACTTTTGTTTATTTTTACCGGTTGACGGAGGTAAAAGCTTTGCACGTTGGCCAAAGGCATATTTTGTGTGTTGTACAAGTCCCTATTTGATCAATGCAGTGATGAAATAGCAAAATATGGTATTAAGTTAAAATAACCGAATATTTTTCAGCATTAAAATCCAAATTATTTTGAAATACCCATATGACATATTGCACCACCCTTCTGACAAAAAATGAGTAATGGTTAATGACAAGGAACAAGTGCTAATAAACACCGGTGCAGATTTGGTTAATTAGGTGAAACTTCTGGTGTTCTGCTTGGCCTCCTCCTGATGGTGTGCGCAAGGACGAAAGCAGTCGCTCATCACAGGAAAGGTGGAAGTGAAGCTTAAGAAATCGTCGGAGTAAGCGAGACCAGTACTTAACCTTACTAAACCTCTGGATACGATCTAGGTGAGCCTGTCTGTTCCATTAGCTTGTACCAGTCGCCTAGAAATGACGACCTACTAGAGCAGCACTTACTTAGTTACGGCAGGATAAAAGCCCGCAGAGATTAAACGGACTGATTCAATGGGAGAATCAAGAGACATCAAGAACGACAACACAGTAACCGGGCTAAATATTATGATCATCGTCACAAAATAAATACCACTAAATATAGGAATTTATTCTTCTGACGACTATGTGTGGTTGAAAGGTGTTATGATACACGTATTTACTTTCAATCAACACAGGGGGTAGAAGTCACCTAGGATGTGAAGGCTGCGATCACATTATTATGGCGGGTTTATTATATGAAATCAGTGTGGTGAGTTAATGGTTAATGAAAATGTTGCTCATCTTTCGCGTAAGTTTAATCGTCATATCTACTACATGAAGGGCATTCATCACAGCCGCAATATTCCAGATAAACCGACTGAATAGTATCCGTCATTTCTCTTCTGTCGGTAAACGTCAAGCCCCCGGGATTGTCTGAAAATAGCTTATTAGCATATTTATATGCTGCTTCGACATCACCACTACCCTCGAAGATCTCATCCTTATGAATGCGGCAGTTTGTTAGAGCTCCAACCCTAAGCAAAGCGGAGAGGGCAAATTCGCGTTCTTCTTCTGCAAGTTCGTACACACCCATTTTAAGCAGCTCATCACTTAATGTTAGGTTAGACTAATACCGTTTACATCTACAAAGAAACACTGCAAATGTAAACATGTGTATACCGTCACTATTCGATTAAAGTGATTTACTTTTTAGCGTCGAACCCCACATGATGAGAAGCAACTTCTGTAAATTTACGAATAACATCCAGGGCGTAATCTCCTCTCTCAGCAAGTTTCCAAACCCAATGTACCACTTGCTGTGCGTTTGTCAGATAAGCAAGAGGGATTGAGTAAACCTGACCATGGATGTCTATCACCTCAAGCTCATCCGGGCAAACCTTAACCAGATCATCAAGCTCTTTTTCTCTTTCAAGAATCATAGTGATGCTCATGCGATTTTCCATTTCATCCTCCGAAAAAGCTAATTGTATTTTACTCAGTTATATTAATATAACGAAGATTGGATGATTTAGACAATGAAATGCTCAGCATTCTACAAAAACCAACTAGTTTATAGTGAAAATTTGAAGTCGGCTGCTTTTTCAAAAAATCAAAGTGCTATATTCAATACACCCCTTGCTTGCAAGGTATAACGGAGGGTTGGCCGAGTGGTTGATGGCACCTCACTTAGGATGAGGCATACGGGCCATAAACCCGTATCGCGGGTTCGAACCCCGCACCCTATTAAAGGGGTCGACGCTTGTCGGCCCCTTCTTAGTTTTCTGATCACCCAACCTATTATGTTCTGCTTTGCGGTTTCCAAGATTTCGGCGCAGCAGGCGTTCCATGCTTCGAACTGCCCATCAACTCCATCATCACAATAACCGTCAGTTGTCCGTAACGAATCCCAGTCATCAAGAGACGCCCCGTTCTGTGATTCCCACCATTTTTCGACTATGGAACGGTGCGGTAGTACCAGCGCTGACTGCGGGGCGTATAACGGAAACAGCCGTACGATATCCACTTTTGAAAATGGGAACATGACGTCATACGGGTATCCCTCCGGCAACTCATCTTGATGAATCTACATCACCGGCTCACTGTCCATTCCGGCCAGCGCAAGTTCAGCAAGCTGCAGGTCAGCCAATATTTCTTCGCGCACGCTTTCGAACACATGCTGTCGTGACGCCATTTTCAACGCTTTGACATTATCGCGGGCGCGTTCGTGAAGCTGCTCTTTGGTTAATTTGCTGGTCATTGGTTAAGCCCTCACCCAGCCTTTGGATGTACTGCGGATTTTTCCTTCTTTACGTAGCGCCTGAAGCCGGCGATCGAGAATGCGGAAAGGTTCTGGCTTATTCTCATCCTTTACGATACGGCCACATTCTTCTGCTACATCCCTGACGTACAGACTGTAAAATGACGTAGGGTGCGCATCAATTTTGCTCATTATTTTTGAGTAGAGTAATTCATATTTGGTCATTGGTTGGCTCCTGGCTTATTGATGCGCGATGTTATATTCCGACCGCAGTCGCAACAGTAGAATGCTTTCCCGCCTCGAATGCCGCTGGTGTGCTGCCCCTCAAGGAATGAGCCATCCCAAGTATAAAACTGTTTGAAATCCACAACCTCTTTCGTGTGGAATTCATTCTCACCGCCGCAGTGCGGGCATGATCTCGGGTTTTCTATAGCCATCACTCAGCCTCCATCTTGATGCCAGCGGAGGCAGCTGTACGCGCATAAACGATCACACCGTCCTCGGGGCGCTTGCGCGGCAAAAAGATACCAGGGCGCGGCCACAACGCAATAAAGCGACATTCGCTGTTTTCAAGACGGTGAAATGCTTTCTCGCTCATCACACCTACCGGGCGAAGATGCTCCTGTTCGCGCTCTAGCTCGGCGATGCGCGCCTGCAATTCCTCGCAGTGGTCTGTTATCCCACGGCATTGAGTTTTCCAGTAGGCTTCCATCCCCTGCGCCTTCTCCAGCGCCTCTACCATAGCCCTCATGCGCCTAGCCACTGCCAGTTCGTCAGGGAATGCAAGACGCCAGGCTTCATTAAGCAGTTTGGCGCTAATGGGGTTCATACTGAAACGCTCTGTCATTAAGAACGCCAGCTTTTTTGCTCGTTCAAGCGCTAACTCAGCCTCAGTCATGGCTGGCCTCCTCGCGCAGCTGCGCTGCAATCCACGAAAAAAATGACTCCCGCGTATAACTATTAAGAGCTGGCGCAAAGGCCGCATTAAGAACGGCAGCATCACAGCCGTCATCGGTATAGAGCGCAATTTTTTTCTCCAGGCGAGCTTTGGCCTCCTGCAGCTGCATACCCCGGCAGGCGCGCGGGATATACTCAGCAATTTGAGCGATACATTTTTCGTTCTGTTTAAACATGCTTCACCCCGATAGGCTTGATGGTGTCCAGCAGCAGCCGGCGGCGCGTATTTTCTGCAAAGTGACGGCGCCCGGTTTCTTTGTGGTAAAACTCGTTTTTGCCAACGACCCACATCCGCTCTGTCTGGTGCAGTTTTTTTACCTGCAGACCGTCTTTGGTGATCACGATGCCGGTATGGGTTTTCACAATTGTCATAAGGCCTCCCGTGATGACAATGTCGGCGTACAGGTAAAAATCATTTCCTGAACATCGAGGAAACGCTGGAATACAGGACAACCAAGCAGGCTGTAATTCATCCCCGACGCTGCCTTTGGCACCATCCCAAGCCGTTTCATGTCAAAGTCGATGATGGCCCGCTGATCGCGGAACAGCCCCAAACGACCATGCCGGACAACCTCGCCAGTCGCTTCTGCTTCGGAAAAATACCGCTGGACAGTAGCGCGGCTCAGCCCCAGCTTTTTCATTGCATCGGCGCTCGTGAGGCGCCCCTGATGTCTGGTGATCCGAATCACTGCGCGGACGTACTCTCTGCGCTCAACTGCTGATAATGCTCTAGCCATACACACCTCACTTAACGACACGCAAATGGCGAACGTTTTTGCGATAGCTGTCCCATTCAAAATTCACCCACATACCGCCGTCCATCTGGAGACGGTCAAGGATCCGCATACCCAGTGTTTCCTTCAGCGATTCATAGTTCAGGTTGGTTAGGATGCCGACAGGTCGCATGGAGGACAGCCGGCGATCGATAACCTGATTCAGGATGACTTTTTCACCGCTGCTTCCGCGCTGAATACCCACCTCATCCAGAATAAGCAGGTCCACATGGCACAAATCGTCCAGCAATGACGCCTCTGACTGCCCGCCGTCATAACATTCCCGAACACGCAGCATGAGATCCGGAATGGTTACCACCAGCACAGAGCGGCCACCAGCCAGCAGGTGATTTCCGATTGCTGCCGCCAGATGGTTTTTCCCGGTGCCCGGCGCTCCGCTGAATACGAAACTCGCAAACCCAGAACCGAAATGCTGCGCGTAACTTTTCGCCATCGAGAGCGCCCGACGCTGGCCATCCGACTCAACCTGATAGTTCGCGAATGTGCAGCCGCGGTGCAGATCCTGAATTCCTGCACGTCCAAAGATTTTCTCTGCACGTGCTCGCTGGTTTTGTTTTTCCAGTTCCACACAGCGCTTACGGCCTTCTTCGGCTTGCCAGGCACGCCATTCATCAACGCTGCCGAATTTTGGCTGAACACCAGGGGGAATGAGTTTTTTCAGTCGTTCCAGTGCATTCCCGGTACCAATCATGTTTTTCATCGCTACCCCCTGAATCCCGATGGGATGGTTTTGTCAGGTTCCGAAATCTGATTGGGATCTCGTGCGCCTGGCGCCTGCTGAATCGCCCACGGTTCGCTGAAATGCATACCAGGGCCAAAAAACGTTTTCGCCTGTTTCACGTACTGCGTGTTGAGGATTCCCTCGGCTTTAACGAAAGCCGCGTAACGCACCACTCCTGCGAAGATTTCCGCCGTAGTGGTTCCATCCCTGATTCGGGCATTCCAGGCTTTGAAAGCATCTGACTTGCTGTTTCCCCCTGCCCGCCTGGGATAAACCGACCAGACCTGCTCGAACTCATTCGGGTAGATTTTTTGGGGTTCAGGTATATCGCGTTCGTCCTGGTTTTGATCGTCTGGGGGTGTGGCGGAGCCATGCCCCGAACTATCTTCTTCCTGATCCTGTTCCTGCTCCTGATCCTGTTCCTGGTTAAGGAACGGTTCGAGAACCCTTTCGGAACCCTTTAGTTTTTCGATGCCGATGTGGGATATTGCCGAGGCTAAAACCCGCGCCAGCTCTGGCTTCACCGTAGATTTGTCCGGGACCTGATCAAACAAACGCAATGCTGCAATTCCCTGGTTTGGGTTTTCAACTGAATTCCAGGTCAGAAAGTTGCGAATTAGCACCCATTTCGATGACGAATCACGCGTTGCGAAACCGTTAGCCGATAGCTCATCAAACCCTTTCGAAACCCTTTCAGGAGTCCAGGCAAGGTCTTCCGAAACGTATCCATCAGGCAGCCTGAAGCATCCGATCATGTTTGTGTGTTGCCCGGTGAGCAGGTACAGCGCCAGCAACCTGGCATCATCCGATACCCGGCGCATTCCATCGCTTATCCAAAATGATGTATGCACCTTGCCGTAATCACGCATAGAGACCCCGTTGTTGCTTAAACTGGTGTGTTTTCATCACCAAGCACCCACCGCAAAGCCGCTGCGTATTCGCCGCTGGCGGTTTGAAGTTGCTGGGTGATTTCCTTACGGGATTTGAGACGAGGCTTTGTGTCGCCGAGGACAGCGCGCTGGCGGCGAGCTTTCTCGTGGCCAGTTACACCCTCTGCCGCTGCCTCTAACTGTTTGACCGTTTCCCGTTGCTTTTCCGGTGGCATATCGACCAGCTGACGCGCTTGAGTGACAGTGACTTTTCCAGCCTCAACCGCCGTCTGGACGGCCTGCGTAGCATCCAGTAGAGCCACGGTTGCCTGAACCGTTTTTACGCTGCAGCCAAAAAGCAGGGCAATGTCATTTTCGTCATGACCGTATTCCATTTGCTGAACCATTTTTTTGGCCCGGCCCAGTGGGGTATCGGGTTGAGTTATCTCGTTTTCGCTGACCATGTATTTGGCCATTTGAATTGCTGAGCCGCGCTTAGCTATACCGGGTACCGGCCAGGGTTCCAGCCCTGCCCGCTTTCTCCTGGCATTTGCTTCCATTGCGTTCTTTACGCGCTGCCGACCTGCAACCACGCATGTTTTCCCTGTCTCTGGGTCCTTCCACACGATAATCGGTTCGAGTACCCCAAGCTCCATGATGTTGAGGATCACAGCTTCATTAAGCGGTAGGTGTACTCGTTCGTCGTAAAGCGGGTGTGTTGTATCGGTAACCAGATGCAGGTTTTCCGGTTCGAAAAACAGGACGTTGCTTTTACCTCTGGCGCCGTACGCGTCGATCGAGTTTTTAGCCATGGGCGCCCCCGTTATTGAAATTCAGTTGGTTCGTGTTCATAATTTCTCCTGTGAATTGATCCAGTTAATTCGCAAAGAAAGCCGTAGGTGTTGCAGCACCGCGGCTTTCACCTTTCTGAATTCCAGCATCACGTCACTCCTAGCATTGAAGTGACAATGGCCATCAGCGGCGCCGTTAACTCAGGGTCTATCCGGAACATCTCGACAATTCCCTCGCTCAGTTCTTTCAGCTTCTGATGGCGTGGTGCCCCCATAGCAACGGCAACCTTTGCTTCGCTGGTTTCTTTTTCCAGACGAGCCAGACGGGACATAAAATTGTCACCGGGCAAAAGACGGTGACGGTATTCCAGCGGGAGAACGGCCAAGATCGCCGGTGTAAGAAGTCGCACGTTCTCACGATACCTCTCAGACTCAGCCGGGTTGTCCAGGTAGCGAAAAAGCTTCTGTCGGGCTCGGCTTATGTCATCAGGAAAGTCGATCTCCTCGCCGCCCTGCTGTCGCCATTCCTCGACGATATAAGCAGAAACAACATCCTGCCCTGTAACTGCAGCCCAGGCGCGAACGGCGGAGCGAATGTTGTCGTGCTCTGCCACTATCGGCTGATTTCGCTTTATCAGGGCGTCGGTGTTAACTCCGGTATTCTGTTGAAAGGAAAGTGCTTGCATGGTTATACCCTCTACTCCTGCGGCAAACCGTCGGTAGGGTTCGGGTACAAGTCGGGGCGCAACTCGTGGGGTGTTACACCTGTCATATTGAAAATGGGTAGAATGTGGTTGGGCGGGACTACCCCGTGGTCACGATTTTTCCAATGACTTACAGACATACTCGTCACGCCAAGCGCGAGACTGAGCTTTCGGGCTGAGCCAGCAGCTTTAATTGCTTTATCGAGTGCGGACATGTGCTTCTCCTGTTCATTAACAACAAAAAGTAAACCACAGATTTATACAATATGCAAACATATGATTTATTGCACGTACAAACCAAATATTTACAATGACTCTATGAGAAAAGAAGAACCCAACCTCGTTTTGGTAGAACGACTTACTGAGATCACTGATCGCGGCGTTACCAAAGCAGACATGGCACGCATAGCCGGAGTTACCCCTCAGGCCGTAAACGGCTGGTTCAAAAAAGGAGTAATTAGTAAGAAATCAGCGCTGGCTATAGCCGATGCGGTTGGTATTTCTGTTGCTTGGTTACTCGGTGAAGACGTTGATGAGAAAGACGGACTGAAGCCTGACGAACAGCGCTTACTGGAACTCTATCGCCAGTTGCCCGACGAAGAGCAAAAGAACATGCATCGCATTTTCGCAATTCGTCTAAAGGAACTGGATGAGTTATATGAAAAATATATGAATAGACGAGTCAAAAGTGACAATAGCTAGCGGATGTCAATGTAGATGTAAAAAAAGGAAAGCCCCGTTTAAAAATTAAGTTGTGATTCTTTGCATTTTGTACTTCATCATCTGGTTCATATATGTCAGATTGATTTAACATGAAAAAAAACATTTAGATTAGCTGCTGAACGTTTAAATTCATGGTGATGTAGGTTTCGTTTTTTGACATCACCTTTATGCTTTTTTAATGACACAGAATTATTGAGAAATTATTATGACAGAAAAAATACATAATGATTATTTCAAATGGTGGTGCGGGACAGTTATAGTAGGAGCAATCCCTATTTTCATAAGACTGATTGCGTATACATTGACGAACAAGAGCATTGAATTATTCAATATTACTGAATTGGTATGCTTCGGTTTTTCTATACAAATCTCCAGCATTTATTTCGGAATGGGAAAACCCAGCAAGTTAACTGAAAACAGATTAATACTAAACACCACTCTTTCTGTAGTTTTCGTTATGCTTTTCTCAATCATTTATATAATGAGCATAATGTCTCCTGAAACTTTAGAATCATCTACAACTAAAATTTTCCTGGCTATCACGTGCAGCATTTCTTTATATGTTGGACAAAATTCAGTCAAATGTGCTATTATCAATAACTCAATACTGGCGGAGGAATGAAAGATGGACTTCGAATTTATTTTTCTAACTTTGCTTGCAGTAGTTGCACCTCTCGTGCTAGCCCTCATTTCAAATAGAAACCTTAAAGAATTAAAACAAAAGAAACTCGATTTCGAAAACACCAGAAATCTAAACAAACAAAACTTTGAAGCCAAAAAAGACAAGCTCAAATTTCGCTAAGTGGATAATGTATGTCGCTTAAAAATATTGTATACATTGATTACGAAAAAGTATATTCCTTAAGCTCTCAACTTTTCGAAGGTATTGTTCAATCTGCCATTGAACAACAAGAATCGACCTTATCTAATGTCGATGCTTTAGAAGTAAAGACTGAAAAAAAATCTAGCAGCTTAAGCGACACAAGTAAACTGTCAACAGTAGTTAATCCACATGATTACCATTACCTTAAATTTGAGAAAGAGTTGATTCGACTAGATTTACTTAGCTCGATATCTTCAGATGATTTTTCAGCTGATAAAATTCAATCAGGTTCTTTTATAAAAATAACTGCCAATATTGAAATTATCGATTTTAATAAATTAAAAGATACGGCAAAAGATTTTACCACGTTAGGGTATGCCATACATTATGTTAATAAACATGGAGAGATTGAGCAAATAGAAAATCTTCTTCTTGAGAAAAATCTCACTCAAAATAAGAAAAAAGATTTAATGAATCTTAAAAATGAAATTTTAAAAGGAATTGAAAAGGATTCAGCGAAAGAGAAGAAGAAATTTTTTGATAACTTATCAAACGTATTAAGCTACGCTTATGGTGATGAATTAGAGATATCTCAAACAATTAATAACTACAAATTCACATCGTTTCTTATTCGTAATTTCTTCAAGCTTTCTCCAGAAATGCTTGTTAAATTATACTCACGGAAAACAAAGTCCCCATTTACTGTAGTTGGCATAATTACGCAAAGTCATACTGGTCAAAAAGGCGAAACAGAACGTGATGCTATCGATATAAGAAGCGCTGCATGGAATATGAATGATGCCATGGCAAATCTTGAGTCGACTTTTTGCATGCCGCATGAAAATGAGTACTTTATAGAGCCAATAGCTCTTTACACCGAAATTTAAACTCTCCAACCGGCCACTGTGCCGGTTTTTCACACCCTGACAACCACTTCGACAGCCAAGCCCCCACCCCAGCCTCTCCCTCTCCCTCTCCCTCTCCCTCTCCCTCTCCCTCTCCCTCTCCCTCTCCCTAACTTTTTTGTAGGGATATTTGCCTACGCTTTGTCAACCATCATGCTAAATAAAGTCATATAAGTCACAGCTTTACAAACCATCTAAATCCATCATTGACACAAGTATAAACCAGTGATTTAATTAATCTCACCAAAACGCACCACACCCCACCCAGGCATGGAGCCCACGAAGTAGCTGCCGGCGGCATACGAAACACCGGATGAGGTGGAGAGATCAACGCGCAGTAGGTTTAAACGTTCCGCTGGCCACGTAATGGCTGAGGTTGAAATGAGTAAGCAAGGCATCAGAGCCATGGTCATTTCGGCAGTAATTGGGCTCTTCATCTGGATCGCGCTCTTCAGCGCACTGAGGGGATTGTTTCTATGAATGATTTCGCACGCAAACCCGCTCGTCAGCAGGCTGTTCGCTTAAGTCCGCTGTCAGCTTTCATCCGCCGGGTGTGCTACATGCTCGCGCAAAAAGGAGACTCTTCATGAGCACGATGTTTGCCCTGATTCTCACCGTTAGCATGCTGACGGGCGGTAATCAGGATGTCCTGCTCGGCGTTTACGACAGTGAAAATGACTGCAAGGCAGCCGCAGAAGAGCAACACGTGAAAGCTGAATGTTATCCGCTGAAAGGTGTACTGGACGAGCATCCGGCCGGGTTCACGGTGCAAATGTAGGGGGAAGAATGCAGAAGAAATGCGGTTACTGCCGCAAAGCAATCGAGGGAAAACCAGTGGTAAGCACCCTGTTGTACCTCCAGGGGAACCAGCTCGCACGGAAAGAAAAAGAGTACTGCTCTGAACGCTGCGCCTCTTACGACCAGATGGCGCACGAGAGCTAACGTAAACCCGCCGAAGCGGGCTGTACGTCCGGTGCCACCGACCAAAGTTACACCGGAAATTACCAAAACCAATGACAACCCTGAATGGGCGCTACCAATGGCCCCGGGGATTCTACATCCAAAATAGAGGCTATCACATGGAATATTTTTATCTGATAAAAGCGACTCAAAAATCGGGTAAAGCTGATGCCGTAATCTGGCGCACTAATAAATCAGAAGCTCGCGCCCTTCTGCAACTGGACGTCGATCTGGAAGACGCCGGGATCGAAACAGGCCGCGGCAAAGACTATCAAAAACCAATTCGCACCGATTTCCCGGTATTCAATGACCTTCCGGCGGAGGGTGTTCTCGATTACTCATGGTGCGAACGCTACCAGCTCGGCGACGATGGCCGCACCTGGGCTCTGAAGCCAGGTCAGGCGCCTGCGGATCATCACATCGATGATGCCGGAGTATCCGCTGAGCCCGTTAGTGGCGAGCTGGTTGATGCCAATACTACTGGTGACACGGCACAAGGTGAGACCGTGGAAACTTTCGGTAGCGATGAATACCAGAACGATTCAAGCGCGCTTTTTAACGTGGCAGAACTCCCCTTTCGCACTCAGCTGCTGGCGCAGTATATGGCCGAAGAACGCCACGTTTATCATATCAGCATGCCTCACCGGCAGGAGCTGTCAGTTCTTGAAATGGACACTGATAACGCAGCCGTCCAGGATCTGATTCTGGCCGCCGAGAATATCCCTGAAATCAAAAAATACGATATGACGGCGCTCTGGAAATTCACCAGTGCCAATAAAAAAGTCTTCCCCGAAGGGAAACGGCATGAGCTCGGCAAGCGTATCCAGTTTGCAAAGCTGTGGTTCGCTACTAACGCGATCGACCGCGGCATTCTCACCAGGGAATGGGCTGCCGGTAACTGCATTTCTTCGGTTATGAAAACTGATTCAGGTACGAATGCTGGCGGCGGTAATAAAACCGATCGCAATCCTGACTACACCCATACCCTTGATACGCTCGATGTAGAAATAGCCCTGGCCACAATGCCAATGGATTTCGATATCTACAATTTCCCGGCATCAATTCACCGCCGGGCCAAAGAGATCGTCCAGAAGAAAGAAAGTCCGTTCAAGGAATGGTCGGCTGCCCTGCGCAAAACCCCTGGCATCCTGGATTATTCACGTGCGGCAATTTTTGCACTGATCAGGGAAGCATCCAGCGGAATAACTCCTTTTTCAGATCGGTTGCGTGGCTACATCAACGCAAATCTGACTGAGCATAAGCATGACGCCCCTTCTGCTGAGACGCTTGCGAAAGCTGGTCATGTTTCATCTGCCGCCGTCACTCTGGACGCCGTGAAAAAGGCTATCGATGGAGATGAAGGTGTGCCTGACCTGGAAACTCTCCCAACTGACTTTCAGGTAATTGGCACCGAACTGGTGAAAGAAGCTCAAAAGAAACGCCCTGACGCTAATCAGGTTCTGGCCGCCGAACTCGGCGAATATGTCGAAGGTATCAGTGACCCCACGGATCCGAAGTGGATAACCGAAGACCTAACCAAACCCAAACAGCCTGAAGTTTCAAACATGGGCAATGGTGTTTTTTCGATTGATGGTCTGATGGATAGCCAGCCAGCATCAGCACCAGCACTTTCTATCGTGGACCAGGCGCGCCAGCGCGCTGCAGAAGAAAAATTACATCCAGCTAATTCCAGGGAAACCACCAGCGATGTGCAGATGGAAACGGCTCAGCCGGTCAAAAACGAAAATGATAATGCGGTATCAGCAGGCGAAGGCGCTGATGAGCCTCCTGCGCAAACAACTGCCGTGAACATGAGCAAAATACTGGCTGAACGCTGCCCGGATCTTACCGCCGAAGTGCTGAAAAGCCAGGTTTCCGAGAGTGCTCATAGCGATGAAGAGGAAGAGGCTGAACAAGCAGCGCCAGCATGGCCGGAGTATTTCGAGCCTGGTCGATATGAAGGCGTGCCAAATGAGGTCTACCACGCCGCTAACGGCATCAGCTCCACGATGGTTAAAGATGCGCGGGTATCGCTGATGTTTTTCGAGGCGCGCCACGTATCCAAAACCATCCAGAAGGTGCGCTCTCCTGTTCTGGATATGGGCAATCTGGTGCATGCACTGGCGCTGCAGCCTGATCAGCTGGAAAAAGAATTCAGTATAGAGCCGGAAATCCCGGAAGGCGCCTTCACCACGACGGCGACGATCCGCGCATTTATCGACGAGTACAACGCCGAGCTTCCGCCGCTGTTGAGTGCTGACGACATCAAGGCGCAGTTGGAGGCGCACAACGCCACCCTGCCCGCTCCTGTACCTCTGGGCGGCGAAAAAGATGCAATTGGCATTGCGTATCTGGAATTACCTGACGAGTTCAAGCGAATCGTTGGTGACGATAAAAACTTTACCGCGTCAGCAATGAAGGCCTGCATCAAAGAATACAACGCCACCCTGCCAGCGACTGTTAAAACCAGCGGCAGCCGCGATGCCTTACTGGAACAGCTGGCAATCATTAACCCTGACCTGGTTGCTCAGGAAGCACAGAAGGCGCAGCCGCTGAAAGTCTCTGGCACAAAGGCCGATCTGATTCAGTCCGTGAAATCGGTTAAACCGGATGCCGTGTTTGCCGATGAGCTGCTGGATGCATGGCGCGAAAACCCTGAAGGAAAAGTGCTGGTTACCCATCAGCAGCTAAGTACTGCGCTAGCCATTCAGAAAGCACTCCTGAATCACCCGACCGCCGGGAAGCTACTGACCCACCCGAGCCGCGCCGTCGAAGTAAGCTATTTCGGCATTGATGAGGAAACCGGGCTGGAAGTTCGCGTGCGTCCTGACCTTGAGATAGACATGGGCGGCCTGCGCATCGGTGCAGACCTTAAAACCATCAGCATGTGGAACATCAAGCAGGAAGGCCTGCGCGCCAAATTGCACCGGGAAATTATCGAGCGCGATTACCACCTGAGCGCGGCTATGTACTGCGAAACCGCAGCCCTTGACCAGTTCTTCTGGATATTCGTCAACAAAGACGAGAACTACCACTGGATCGCCATCATCGAGGCATCAGAAGAACTGCTGGAACTCGGCATGCTGGAATACCGCAAAGCTATGCGTGCCATCGCGAACGGTTTCGACACTGGCGAATGGCCGGCGCCGATTACAGAAGACTACACCGAAGAACTTAACGATTTTGATGTGCGCCGTCTCGAAGCGCTGCGCGTACAGGCATAAGGGGGAAGCACCATGGAAAATAGAAACATAGCGGTAATTGATCAGCAGGCACCCAGCACAATGAATAATGGCTCGTTACTGCTGAATGGCGATGTCATGGATCGCATGATGAAGATTGCTGATGTTATGTCCCAGGGTATTTCTACTGTGCCCAAACATCTTCAGGGTAAGCCATCAGACTGCCTTGCCATTGTCATGCAAGCCGCGCGATGGGGTATGGACCCCTACGTAGTCGGTCAGAAAACACACGTTATAAATGGCACTCTAGGATATGAAGCTCAGTTAGTTAGCGCGGTACTGACTGCCACCGGCGCAATACGGGGGCGATTCCATTATGAATATCGTGGCGAAAAGGATCTGATGGAGTGCCGTGTTGGCGCAGTCATTAGCGGAGAGAAAGACATTACATGGAATGAATGGCTCTGCGTTTCGGAAGTAACAATCAAAAACTCGCCCCTGTGGAAAAGTAACCCAAAGCAGCAAATTGGCTACTTGCAAGTGAAATACTGGGCTCGTGCCTACACACCATGGGCGATTTTGGGGGTCTACACCCCTGATGAGTTGGAGGAACGCGTTGAACGCGAAATAAATCCAACCCAGCGAATGACTGTTGATGAGATCACCAGCGAAACAGGCATCCTTGCCACCGCGCAGGAATCAGCAACTAATGTTGACGCAGTTGCAGACGACCTACGCGACCGCATTGATACCGCAAGCTCTGTTGACCAGGCCAAAGCCATTCGTGCAGACATCGAATCACAGAAAGCTCTGCTTGGTACCGCCCTGTATACCGAACTGAAGAATAAGGCGGTGAAGCGCTACTACCTTGTTGATGCAAAGAACAAAGTTGAGGCAGCCATAAATTCACTCCCTAACCCCGGGGATCCGGAAGCAGAAGCATTATTCGCGAAGGCAGAAAGCACCTTGACCTCATCGCGCCGCCACCTCGGTGATGAACTGTATGACCAGTTCCGCATCACCCTGGACGACATGAAACCGGAATACGTGGGCTAAACAGATTGGGAGGGGAAACTCTCCCGATTAAGGAATGTATATGCGATTGATTAATCGGAGCAAACACTCCCCTCTGGGCCGCCAGGCGTGCGATGCGGCGCTGGCTAAGCACGTAGAACGTTACGGCGATTACGGACGCAGCCAGATGAAAGAGACGTATACGGTGCAGATTGAAGGAGTAAAGGTCTGGGTGGAGGTGGTGAACCGTAAAGCGAGTTACGTGGCCACGGCTATGACCGGCATGCGCCGGTTGAGAGCCCTCCCCGGGCAGGTCGCCTGATAACGAATTATCAATCCACTACGGCGCGCATGCTTATACTCGGCATGTCGCCAGAGAGGTTTATATGGCGCAGATCATTTTTAATGAAGAGTGGATGGTTGAAAAGGCTCTGATGGCACGAACTGGCCTTGGAGTCCGGCAGATTGAAAGTTACCGGCAAGGAGCCTGGATAGAAGGCGTTCACTTCAAAAGAGTTTCCCCTTCTGGCGAAAAAACTTTGCGCGGGACTACCTGGTACAACTATCCGGAAATTAATAAATTTATCCGGGATTCGTAAATGGCAACACTACCTACAGGCGTAGAGATTCGTGGTAACAGAATATGCGTCTGGTTTATGTATAAAGGTAAGCGCTGCCGCGAAGTGTTAAAGGGGTGGATTGTAAGCCCCGCAAACATAAAAAAAGCTGGTAATTTAAGAGCGGTAATTACCAGCGAAATAAACATGGGGGAATTTGATTACGGGCGTCGATTCCCCTCATCCAAAAAGGCAGTAGCGATTAACACCACGTTACAGGTGAGCACATTTCATGAACTGTGTGAACTATGGCTTAAAATTAAAGAAACTGAAATCAGCGCCAATACTCTTAAGAAAACAAAATCCCAGGTTGATACAATAATAAAAATCATGAACGGAAACACTATGCTCACTGCTATTGGATATAGTGACGTTCTTAATTTTAGAAACGAATTGCTAACAGGAGAAACCTTCTATTCAAAAAACAAGCGTAAAAATAAAAAAGGCAGAACAGTTTCGACTGTCAACAATTATGTTTCTTTACTGTGCTCTATTCTTAATTTTGCGTACATGTCGGGTTTTATCCAACATAAACCATTTGAGAGCGTAAAAAGCCTGCGTAAGACAAGGGTTAAGCCTGACCCACTTACAAGAGAGGAATTTGCAGCCCTCATGGCAAGCGAACGAGGCCAAAGCCAGAACATGTGGAAATTCGCCGTCTATTCTGGTGTGCGGCATGGTGAGCTGGCGGCTCTGGCATGGGAAGATGTCGATCTGGATAAGGGCGTGATACACGTTCGCCGGAATCTGACAGCAAACGGCATGTTCGGCCCACCAAAAACAGCAGCAGGAAACCGGACGATACAATTGCTCGGCCCTGCCCTGGACGCGCTTAAAGCGCAGCATGAACTGACAGCTGGACATCCGGTATCCACTATCACGTTTCACCACAGGGAATACGGCTCAAGCGCGGAACAGAATTTGCGATTTGTTTTCATGCCGCGGAGACGGAAAGGCGAGCAAAAACCCTGCTACTCGCACAGCAGTATAGGCAGCAGATGGGAAGCTGCAGTAAAACGCGCTGGCATTCGCCGCAGGAATCCGTACCATACGCGGCATACTTTTGCCTGCTGGCTCCTGACGGCTGGCGCAAACCCGTCTTTTATAGCCAATCAGATGGGGCATGAAAACGCGCAAATGGTGTACGACGTTTATAGTACATGGATAGAAGAGATGAACGGCGACCAGGTTTCTATGTTGAATTCCCGGCTTGGGCTTTAA